CCTGCAATGATCGCTACCAACACTTCATCGCTCATTCGTGATGCCCCGCAGGGCTGGCGGAGATGAAGTAGCGACCAGGGTCTAGGGCCGGCACAGTCAGTCTGACCTCCCTCAAGTGTGGCGGCTGCAGGCGTGTAGAGCGCTTACTTCGATGAGCTCGAAGGTGCCGGGAGCCTGTCCGTGATCACTCTGGCCAGCTCGGCCACCTGGTCGCGGAGCTCCTGCATCTCCCTCTCCAGCCGAGACACCCCCTCGTAGGAGCGACTGATCTCCGTGATGACGTTGATCTTCGTCTTCTTGTCCAGGTCGAGGGTCGGATAGAACAGCAGGCCCTGCTGGATGTCCTGAAGGCTCGGCATGTCATCGTCTCCCTGGATCGAGTTCTTGATCATGGCCGAGGGCAGCACGATCGCCCTCTTGTCGAGGTAGGCCGCGTGCGCGGTGAGCTCGTAGCCCGGGCAGCCAGTCGGGTGCCAGTACCAGTGCGGCCAGACCCTCTTGCCGGCGCCGCCATGCGCCCGGGCATCGGCCACGAGCCAGGTCGCCGCGTCCAGCGCGGCCTGCGTCGGCCCCTTCCCCACCTCGTTGATGTGGCAGAAGGCGTAGCTGATGTCATTGCCCCGGTTGGTCCCCTGGCCGGCTGTCCTCACGCCGTAGCCGCGGCCGGCGAACACCCAGCCGTGCTGGCAGAAGCCCATCGTGTAGGCGATGTCCACCCAGCCGCGGGTGTCCATGTGGAAGTCCTGCCAGGCCCTCCAGATCCGCTTGCAGTCGGCGTGCATGCGGATCGTGGAGCCGGCGCCGCCCCAGTGCAGCGTGCAGCCGCCCTTCGCGGGATGGATGTTCAGCGACCTCGAACGAGGGGCCCGCAGCCCGAGGTCAGCCCTGCTCAGCTTGCCGGCGATCCTCGCAATCGAGCCCATCAGCTCTCCTCGTGTCCGGCGTCAGCAGGCTCGGCGTCGTCGTTCAGCGGCACCCCATCGGTCAGGTCCGGCTGCCCGTGGCCCTCTTCGGGCTGAACGCTCATACTCTCCCTCTTTCTCGATCACAGCACCCGGATGATGAACGGCGTCGCCAGGTACGGCGGCATGTTCTCGTGAGCTGTGGAGCTGCCTATCGATCCTGAGTTTCCGCTCAAGGTGTGGGTGTGGGAAGACCCAGTGCCTGAAGTACCCGAGACCGAGTGATCGTGTCCACCGGCAGCGCTCGTCGAGCCCGACCCCACCTGGGCGTAGCTGGTCGACCCCGTTGCCACCACTCCGCCAGACCCCATCGAGGGCAGACCGGTCGGGTGGCTGTGGGCGCTCTCGGTGTCGGTCGTCAGGGAGACAGCGTGCGTGTGCGCGCTCTCCGAGCTGACGGTTCCCGAGGCCAGCGTGTGGGTGTGCGCCGGCAGCTCAGCGGCCGTCAGCGTGTGCGTGGCCTCGCCACCGGTCGACCCGCGAGCCTTCGTCCCGCTCGCACCCACCGGCACCCGGTCGCGGTAGTCCGGCAGGTTGAAGTGGGTGCCGTCCACCGACCCGAAGGTCGTCCCGCAGACCGCGTACAGGTCCGGGTAGCTCGCCCGCAGCAAGCTGGCCCCGTCGCAGAACGCCCAGTTCGCATTCGGCACCGCGCTGCCTGCCCACTCCACGATGCCACCGATCGGCACCATGACATCGGACCCGCCGCCGGAGGCCCCGAGGATGACGACCCGGCGCCCGTGCAGCTGTGCCCACACCCGTGTCCCCGCCCGCAGAGTCAGCGGGTTGACCAGGCTGTCCGGCGTGATCGGCAGCTCCAGGTTCTCCCCGTCCAGCTGGACCCGCAGCGGATCCAGCTGGGTCACCGCGGCCCAGCGGTAGCTGTCCTCCGGCGGCGGGCTGGACGCCTCAGGGATCGCCGCCTGGCCGGCCGCCTCGAGCAGATTGGCCACGGGGCCGGTGGGCACGGTCATCAGGACACCAGCCTCATCACGGTCGTGCAGAGCGCGGTGGGGTCATACTCGATCGAGGTATTCACCACGTAGCAGTAGATATCCAACCCAGAATCCGGATTGACGAACCTGATTACGCTATTGATCTTCAGGTCCGGCAAGAACGCGTGCTTCACGGTGAGCTGGTTCGTCACCGACGTCGCCCTGCTGAGCCGGGCCCTCGCGATCGTGTCCAGGGTCGCCTGGTCCGCGGCCTCCACGCCCTCCTCGACCTGAGTGATCCAGCGCCCTCGCGAGGAGTAGCTGTAGGGGCTGCCGGGATCCTCGTTCGTGGCCACCGAGGTCAGCGCTGCATTGTCGCCGTCGCCTTGGCCGATCACGAGGTAGCGATTCGGGATCGAGTAGATGTCCCGGTCCCTGATCCAGGACGGATCCATCAGGCTCTGTGGCCCGTCGGAGAACGGCGCGATACTCTCGTAGACAGGCACGCGATCCGAGGGCTGCACGTACGGCACCGCCTGGTACCGACCCCAGCCGTCGCAGAACAGGGAGAAATACCCGGCCGCGTCCAGCAGATCATTGATCACCCTCAGCCGCGTCGTGCCGACCTGCCACACCATCGCGGCCGCCAGCACCGTGGCGTCCGGCTCGATGGCCGGCGTGACTTCTCCGGTCTCCTCGATCAGCGTCTTGACCGTGTCAATGACGTTGGCCCCGACGTCCACCGAGTAGGCCGCGATCCCGTCGGGATCTCCGCTGGCAATGTCCTGGTCGAGGACGCTCAGCTTGTCCGCCAGCTCCACCTGGCGGCTCAGGCCCTGGTCGCCCCAGTTCTCCACCGGTGCCGCGCACAGGAAGACGCCGGTCGGCACCTGCCTGCCGTCCGGATCGTCGCCTCCGCCCAGCCGGCTGATGCTGATCATCGGCCGGATCCGGACGTTCAGCCAGTCGACCAGCTGCTCGTAACTGACCTCGACCACCTTCAGGATGTCCCCGATGTCCACCGCGACACTTGAGCTCGGGCTGAAGTAGAGGGTCGTAGTACCGAGGCTGCTCTCCTTGGCCGTGACGGTGAAGGCCTGCTGACTCTTCGGCTGCTCGCCGGAGTCGAACAGCGCGACGGAGTCTCCCTGCGAGATCTCCACGGCGTCAGCATCCGAGCAGCTGAAGTGGTCCACCGGGTAGGTGACCGCGGTAGTGGACGTGGCCTGTGGCCCCAGCGGAGTGTTGAGCTGCACCCCGAGGAAGTCCGGCTGGCCATCGGGCAGGTGGCTGTAGGTCGGATCGGTGACCACCGTGAGCTGGCCGGTCGCCTTCACCGCGGAGTAGGCATCCACGCTCACGGTGCCGGAGATGACCCCCACCAGGTGACCGATCAGGTGCTCGTCGGCGTCCAGCAGGTCGAAGCGGTAGTAGGTGACCCTGCCGCCGATCAGCACCTCGTCCGGGTCGAACAGGGCCAGCACCTCGCTGCCCTGGCCAGGCTTCCCCGTGACCCGCACACTCCCGATCGCATCGGAGACGACCTCGGAGGTACCGGACACCTGCAGGATCGAGGTGATCGCGCCGCTGGTCCCCGACACGATTGCCGCTGTCCCGGAGACGCCGTAGTGCGCGATCGTGATGTTGCCACTCGCGCCGGAGACGACCTCCGACGCCCCGCTCAGCTGCGGAATGCTGATCACCGTGACGTTGCCGGACGATCCGGAGACCACCGCCGAGGTGCCCGACACCGAGTAGGTGGCCGCGGCCGGCAGCAGGTACCCCACCGAGCCGGTCCGGCCGACGGCCGAGGCCGCAGTGGTCGCGCTCACCGACCCCGTAGCCGTGGCTGTGGTCTGGGACTTCGTGGCCAGAGTGGGTGGGTAACTGTTGTCCACCCGCTCGGTCCACGTCGAAGGCGGGGTCCAGGGCCCGCCATAGTAGCTAGTCCCGAAGAAAACCAGCAGGCAATAGTCGGTGCTCGGCGTCAACGAAGACGGCGCGGGAGTGGTCGTTCCCGTACCGCTGTTGTTCACTGCGGTATTGATCGCGCTCCCGAAAGGATCTCCCGAGGCTGTGCCGCCGCTGACCCGCATGCTGGCCGAGGCGTGGTACACCGTGCCGGACCAGCTGAAGGTGTAGGTCCCCGAATCGCTGCCGGTCGCCCGCTTCCAGAAGATTCTCGCGGTGTGAGCTTGTCCGCTGGCCGTGGTCGAGGCGCTGGACTTCTGGGTGAAGCCGGCCGGTGGCGTGACCGTGCCCGTCGTCTCAACGTAGAGGCAGACAATGACAATATCCCCGGCGCTCACTCCGGACGGCACCGGCACAGCGATGCTGGTACCCGAGCCGATGATCGTGTTGCTGTAGCTCTGGGGGACCGGGGCCGCAGTCATTTCACGCCTCCACGAGCTGGATGTACCGCTCGGTGAAGTCCACCACGATCACCGAGAAGGAGATCTCGGCGTGGCCAGGCCACACCGTGTTCCCCACGGTCACGTCGGACAGAGTGCCGAAGAGCCGGCGCCCGGTGTAATCCCGGTAGCACACCACCTCGGAATCGGTGCCCGCCGCGTCCCACAGCTGGGGCGCGGAGTCGTAGGCGCACAGATCCGTGCTGGCGGCGCAGCGTGGATCGAAATACAGCGTCCCGCTGACCGCAAGAGAGCTGCTCGTGGCCTGGCCCACGAGGGCCACCGGCTTGGCCCGTCCGAGGAAGTGCTGCTGTGCCTTCAGCCGCCCCGAGGTCCTGGAGATCTGCGGATCTCCGTGGAACCGGAGGTCGTGCTCGAAGGAGTCCCCGTAGCTGACCCAGACCCACAGCGGGCTGCCGTCGGCCACGCCGTCGGTCCCCTCGACCTCGAGGATCGGGCCCACGGCCTGGCTGGGTGTCGCGCTGAGCGCAGTGATCCGGTACTGGTTCGTCCCGTTCGTCGCCGGCAGGGTGTCGAGAAAGTCGGTCGGGATGAGCAGGCCCGCGGCCAGCGTGACCCAGTCCTCGCCGGGCGCCATGCGCTCCAAGGTCACCGACTCGACGGCCACGGTGACACCCTCCTCCGCAGCCTCGGGCTCGAAGTGGAGCAGCACGGTGCCCTGGCACTCCTGGTAGGACCCAGTGACCTGGACCGCGGCCGGTGGCAGGAGATCGAAGCTGGTGGTGACCTCGTCGTACTCCGACCAGATCTCGGCCGAGGACTGGACCAGCACCCGCACGATGTAGTCGTTGCCGGTCACCGTGGCGTAGGTGAACGCCACCGTGGTCCCGGCGCCGAACCCGTCGATCTCCTCGAGCAGGGTCACGCCGTCGTCCGCGTACAGCAGCGCGACGTAGGCCAGCTGGGGCAGCAGCTCCGCCTGGCTGTAGACCCAGGTAGCCACGATCGGGATCGTGTCGGTGGTCGCCTCGGGCAGGGTCAGAGTCAGCGATGGCTTGGTCGAGCCGGTCACCGCGGCCGAGGCGCTGAAATCGCTGTAGCCGGCCGAGACCAGCCCCTCGGTCTGGACCTTCCACAGGTAGGGCACCCCGTTCGCCAGGGTCCCCGCAGGCAGCGTGAACGAGCTGACGGCCGAGGCGACGTCGGTGGCCGTCCCGAGGGCGTACCAGTTGCTGCCCGCGTCGTCGCTGTACTCGATCGTGAAGTGGGTCTGGGCGACGCCGGTGCCGCCCGGGTTGTGCTGCCAGGTGAAATCGACGTCGTCATTGACGAAGTCGACGTAGGTCCCGTCCGGATCGAGCAACGTCGGCGCCTGAGGCTCAGCCGGGGCGCTGACGGTATTTCCCGTGGCGTAGGCCGACTGCAGCGGACCCGTCACCACCGCGGCAATGCGGTACTGATTCGTCCCGCCGCCGGGACTGTTGTCGACATAGGAGGTCGTGTCCTGGTCCGCCACCGTGTCCAGGTCGGCGAATGCCCCGCCGGCCACAGAGCGCTGAATCTTCCAGCTGCCAGCGCCTGGGTAATTGTAGGCGTTGTCGGTCCACGTCGTCGTGATTGCCGTGCCCGCGGTGTTGAGCACCGAGGCGACATTCGACGGTGCCGCCGGCGTCATGAAGACGACATTGCTGTCGTTCCATTCCGAAACGCCGTGGGAGTTCACGGCCCGCGGGGACAGCTGATAGGCGTGGTTGGCGGACAATCCGCCCTTGACGTAACTCCCGGTGGCTCCTGAAACGGTAGCTACCACGTTCCAGCTGGCCTCGGTCCAGACGGTGGAACCATTCCACCGTCGCATCGAGACCTGCTGATAGGAGTACGGCTCCGGAACCGTGGGGTTCGGGGTCCAGGTCAGCGTGACCTGACTATCGCTGTTGCGTACCAGCAGCGAGTCGGTGCAGGCCGCCGGCCCGCTCGTCGGCCGCGCCGGAATCGGGTAGGACACCGTGACGGTCGGCGTGATGCCGTTGAAGGCACCACTGATCGTCGCAGTGAACGTCTGATTCCCCGGACTGTAGCCATATTCCCCGGCGCCGTAGGTGTAGTCGTGCGTCTTGAATTCACGCTGAACAATCTGGCTACCCTCGCCATTGGTGAAGGCGAATGAGCCGGCGATGTCATCGGTGTAATCCAGACTCTGGGCATCGGAGGGATAGGTGTACTGGTTCTGCGTGTAGACCCTGATCTCGAAGGTCGCCACGGTCGAGGAATGAGCCGGCGCGAGCGGGACGGACACGTCCAGCCCGACGCGCATCCCGTTACCGCCGGAGAACTGCCAGCTGCCCCACTGGATCGTCATCAGACCGACACCTTCCCACTACGCTGCGTCTTCCTCGTGGTGGACCGCGCCTCCTCGAGCATCTTCAGGAAGTCATCCAGGGTACGCAGCTTCGACAGATCATCGATCGATAGCTTGATCGACACGTCGTACTGATCCCCCATTCCGGCACGGACCAAGGCCTCCGGGGCTCCGGTGTTGTTCTGCACGAGGGATGGCCCCTTCGGCAACACGCCGCCGTTGTCCATCAACAGCGCGCGCCGCAGCACGCCGCCCTGCGCGAAGGTCGCCCCGAGGCTGGTGAAGCCGGAAACCGACTGACCGATGATCTTCGTGACGTCGCCGGTGTGCGGCGCCTCGGCCCACTGGCCAGACCCCATGTAGAGCTCTACGTGCTCCGCCGGCCGGCCGACGAACCCGAGGTCTCCTGGCTTGATCGCACTCGCGGCCACGGCCCGGGCGAACGCTTGCTGCTGCTGGGAGGTGCGCGGGATCGAGATGCCGGCCGCGGCGTTGGCCGCCTGGGTGAAGCCCGAGCAATTGTGGACCAGGACGCCGGCAGCGAAGAACTCGTGTTCTCCCTCAACTGTCAGGTCGTAGACGTCGCTCGTTCCGCTCGGCTTTGCGACGCCGATTGTGGAAATCGTTCTTGTGCTGGTGGCAGCAGAATCGCCGCGAGCCTGCAGCGGTGTTGCGGTTTGACCCGAGGGACTGGAACTCGGCACCACATTCGGCGCAGACGTAGTCACGTAGCCGACGGGCGGCTTGACTCTCCCGCCGATGCTCGCCGATCTCGACCAGCGCAAGGTTGGCGATGTCGTTATTGTCCGTGTCATGGTCGATGTGGTGGACCTCGTGCCCAGCGGGGATTGGTCCGTTGTGGTGGCGCCAGAGGGCACGGTGAAGGCTGTCGTTGGGTCGCAGAAAGTACGCACGATGCGCTGGCCGTGGAGAGTCCGGGTAACGGAAGTATGCGTATCCGTCGAAGACGATTCGCTCACTGCGGGACATGAAACCAGAGTATCGTATCTGGTCACATCACCGAGCCCTACCCAGCCGCGGTTGTCCGTCCACACGCGATGGTCTGCCGTCCCTCGGAGCATCTGACCGCTCACCTGGATTTCCACCGTCGGAGCGGCCCGCCTCACGAGCCAAGCACGGGTAACTGCGCGGTAGCCGCGCCGAGTCAGCACGAGGTCCCCAACCACCACTTGCTCGATCGGGACGTCTCCGCGCAGCGTCGTGACCGGAGTCCCTTCGGCGATGCAGTCGTAGCCCGCCGGCCCCGTCCCGCCCCAGACGTACGGAATCCCGAGGTGGGCCATGACCCACGCCTTCATCTTGGCGAAGATCGGCCCACCGATGCTGTCGTAGGCCTCGTTGAAATCCGAGAACAAGGACTTCACCTTGTCCACGGCCAGGGTCACCAGCTTCGACACCGCGGCCCCGGTGAAATCCGACAACACCCCCACAGCAGGAATCGAGGGCAACTTGGACTTGATGTAATCGAGGGGATTGCTCAGGGCCTTCCAGATCGCGCTGGAGGTGTCCCCGACCCAGCTCAGGGCCGCGGACGACTGACCCTTGATCCAGTCGACCACACCACCGAGGTCGTAGTGGTGCACCCCTCCCTCAGAGAAATTGCCGGGACCTTGCAGCAATCCGGCCTTGGCCAGCTTGTTCAGGCGCTCGATCCCGGCCTTGCCGCCCATGGCCCGGGTGAACTCCGGACGCATGATCGCCTCGCCGCCGCTCAGCGCCAGTGCGCCGCCGGTGGGCGAGTAGAACAGATGCACGTCCCGTCCGGGCGTATAGCCAGGAGTCACGCCGCCCTGGGCGAAGGGCAGCGGGATGTTGTCGATATGGGGTCCGCCGACCTTACTGCCCAGCCAGTTGAAAGCCTTGATCAATCCATTGTTGAGAACGGTCTCGATCACGAACTTGATGGGTGCTTGGGCAATCGCCTTAAGCTTGTCCCACGCTACCTTTATTCCATCCTTGGCCTTGTCGAAGGCTTGCGCAATGAGGTCGACACCCTTCTTCAGGGCGTCGAATGCTGGGGAAATGACGGTATTCCAGCCGACCTTGATCGCATCTGAAATGAAATCCCAAGCAGGCTTTACATATTTCTGATAAAGATCGTTGAACCAATCACCGAGGACTCCCAGTGCCTTGACAATGGCGTCCCAGATGACCTTGATCAATGCCCAGTCAGCCTTGACAATGGCTACGGCTTTATCCCAGACGGGCTTGATGTATGAATTGTATAGCGCTGTGAACTTATCTCCGAGCCAGCTCAGCCCACTGACAATGAGATCCCAAACCGCCTTGATCAGGCCCCAAGCTATCTTGATCGCTGAAACTATAAGATCCCAAGCCGGCTTCACTGCATTGTTGTAAAGCCAGGTGAAAGCATCTCCAAGCTTTCCAAGAGCCAGTTTAGCCGCCTCGAAAGTCGGCATAACGACAAGCTTCCACCAGGCGAGAATGAGAATCTCGATCGCCTTGAAGACGAATTCCACGATCTTCTCTAAGGTCTGGAACCAGGGGCCGAAAGTGTCGTTGATCCATGATCCGACCGCGGTGAGCGTGCCGATAATGCCGTCCCAGACAGTGGTGATCACTTCCCAGACCGCTTGAGCACCTGAGGAGATCCCGTCCCAGACCGCGGTGATCGTGTCCCACAGCACCTGGGCCGCGCCCATGACGCCGTCCCAGGCAGCGACGATCCCGGCCCAGACCGTCTGAGCAGCGCCGACGACGGCGTCCCAGGCCCCGACGATCGCTGGGACCATGGTCCCGGTGATCCAATCCACCACGGCACCAATGGCCGTCTGGATCGCGCCCCAGACCGCCAGGACGATGTTGCGGAAGGTCTCGTTGTGCTTCCACAGCAGCACGATCCCGGCGACCAGCGCGACGATCCCGGCGATGATCCACGTACCCGGCCAGGCCAGCAGCGCGCTGTTCAGTACCCACTGAATCGCAGCCCAGACCTTCGTAGCCGTGGTAACGAGGTTCATCTGGGTGAGGTACTTGATCAGGCCACCGGCCGCCTGCACCGCCAGGTAGGAGGCGTGAGCCTGGGTGATGGCCAGCAGGGTCCCCATGCTGACGGCCAGAGCCTCAGCGAGCGCCTGGTGCTGCCTCAGGTAGTCGAGGGTCTTGACCCCGGCGTCCCACAGCGCGAGAAGGGCCTTGCCCAGCAGCTCCAGCACGGAGCGCAGCGCCCCACCGGCCCCCTCGCCCTTGGAGAACTGATCGGCCAGCTCGCGGACCACTCCGACGGCCTGGCCGAGCTTCTCGCCCAGTACCTCGCCGACCTTCGTCGCCACCGGCTCCAGGCCGTCCAGCGCACCGATCGCGTCCCCGAACAGTGCCGGCAGCTGGGAGAACACTCCGCCCAGAAGCTTGGCCCCAAGGCGGCCGAGGGCAGCGCCGACATTCTTCAGCGCGCCGGTGAAGGTCTTACCGGAAGCCAGGGCCGCGCCGCCGAGACCTTTCTCCATGGCCGTCTGGAATTGTGCGAAACTGACCTTCCCTTGGGATACCAACTTGAATGTCTCATCGTTGGACAGCCCAAGACTCTTGGCCAGGAGCTGCAACGCAGGCACGCCGCGGTCCTGGAGCTGCTGCAACGCCCCGTTGGTGGCCTTCCCGCCAGCCGCCATCGAGGAGAAGATCCCACCGACGTCACTCAGGCTGGTCCCGGCGATCGTCGTCGTGTCGGCCAGCAGCTTGAGCGTGCGGGTCAGCTCCTGGCCCGGCTTGATCCCGGCTCCGACCAGGATCGCGGCCTGGCTGGCCGCGTCACCCAGTCCGAACGCCGTGCCCTTCACCGATGTCAGGGCATTGTTCATGATCGAAGTGACCTGCTGGGCCGAGTAGCCCAGGCCGACCAGCTTGCCCTTGGCATCATCGATCGCCGTCAGCCGGGAGAAGCCCTTGACCAGCGCGGTGCCGATGACTCCGGCCACGAGGCCGCCGGCGATCTTGGCCCCGGTCGCCATCCCCTTGCCGACCGCGCCGGCGATGTTCAGCCCCGACTTCTGGGCTGCGGGCTTGGTCTTCTGCTCCAGCTCCTTGACGAAGAGCTGACCGTCCGCGCCGACGACGATGACTGCTTCGCCAATGATGGTGGACATCGCTGATCTCCCGATGCCCCGGCCCTTGGCTCAGCGGGCAGCTCGTCGGCGATCGGGAGAGGTCACGGAACGCCTCTTGGAGCGTACTACTTGCCCAGCTTCGACCTCAGAGCGTCGAACGCTGCCATCTCAGCGTCAGCCGACCAGGGCCCCCGGGCCACTTCACCGCTGGGCGGAACCCACACTCGGGCCTCCAGCTTGCGGACCTCAGCTGGGTCGGCGCCGTCGGTCATCCAGAACCACACCAGATTGATGAACCTGGCCACACGCAGCGTCAACGGGTCGGGCAGCCCCCGAGCAGCCGCCCACCCGTCGAACTCCCTCCAGTGCTCCAGCACATGAGCCGCGAGCCTGAGGGTCACGTAGTAGGGTCCCCAGACACCTTCTCGATCAGCGCGTTCATGAGCGCCATCAGATGATCGATATCCAGATCGTCGTCCTCGTCGTTCAGACGATCCTTGATGGAAGGAGCCACCTCCTTGCCGAACATCTTCGCGGTCATGACGTCGATGGCCTGGCCCATCAGCTCAGGGTTTTCCCCGGCATTCTTCAGGCGCATCATCAGCGCCAAGGCCAGAGCCTTCTTCGGGGCCTTGACCCGGTAATCCGTGCCGACGACAGTCGCCGGGAACCACTTCTCCGGCGCCGCCGTGATGTTGATGTCCGCCATGATGCGAAGCGTACTACGCACAGCCTCGGAGGCCAGAACACCTCCCAGGAAGACGAGGACCATCCCGGAAGCGCTCCGACCGCTCACCGATGCTCCGAAGCAGTGAGCGGCGGCTCCGCCGTATCCAGCGTGGCTTGAGGGGGCGAGACCGAGACCGTCCCGGGCTGCGTGGTCGAAGAGGCCGGCGGCACGTAGATCTCATGAGGGCGACAGCCTGCGAGTCCCATGATCGCTAAGGACAACGACAAGGCGGTCAGGTATCTACGCATCCTGGGAGCGTAGTACGGCCCGGTCCCGGCTACTGCCGGTCCCGGGCCAGTACCGGCCAGGAGCGCCGGTGAAGTGGGCGGCGTGACTCCGTCGCACCGCTTGGATCTTCAGGATACGTATCATCAACTTCTTGGTCAAACTCAATCCGCATCGATGCACTACGGCAAGTAATCCTGCAGGCCTATCGTCCGGTAGGCATCGCGGAGCTGATGTGCTCCGGGGAAGCCCGCGGTACGTGGGCGGAAGATGTATACATCGCTGCCCTTCGGCTTGAACCGCAGTACCGTGGCATTCCGCGGGACCACGGGTCCGATTCCACCTTCCTGCCATCCGGCATAAAATAACGAGGACCCGACGTCGTAACCGGACTGGTATTGTCCGCGAAGATTTCTCGATTGCTTGGCCGTGTAGGACTTGGACAATGCCCCGGTGCGCACCCGGTTCTTGGCAATGACATTGGCATTGGCGCGGGCGGCCACCCGCTGAGCGGCTCTCTTGGACGACAGGTCGGTGACATTGACGATGAAGGGATTGATTTTCGTGTAGTCGAGCTTCACATTTACCGAGGTCAATGCCATCTTTCAGCCCTCCCTACGGGCAGTTGCAGGTGCCCAGCTTCACGAGGAACAGCCACTCTCCGCCCACACAGCCACCCTGGGGTCCGAGCGGGTCCCACCTCACGAAGTGCGTCTGCTCGGTCAGCGGCTCGACGCCGCACTTGATCGCTTCTTCGATGTCCGCACGATCCTGGGTCATCGCGAGGGTGTCCGCGGTGAGCTCGGCCGGCGTCGGCGGGGTGCCATCATCCTTGACCACCGCAGCGCATCGCATCACGCCGATCCCGAGCACGACCTGCCACAGGTGCACGCCACACGGCTGCCGGCTGCTGGACGAGGAACCGGAGCCCGTAGGCGTCATCTCGGCGACGCGCACCCACAGCTGCCCCTCGCAGCAGTCGTCCCAGGCCACGTCGGCGCCCGGATACAAGCTGACCCGACCGACGGGCTCGGTCAGGGCCGCCAGGGCCTCAGCCAGCACCGCAGCCATCAGCGGCCCGAGCGGGTCCGTCGCCATCAGGTCAGCGTGATCTGGCACTCGCCGGCGGCCCACTGCACGCTATCGCCGACGCTCAAGGCCCGAGAAGCGTCCAGGGCTTCCCAGTCGATGCGCTGGTTCCCGCCAGAAACAGCGTCGTAGATCGCGTAGTGAGTCACCGTGCCGCCGGCGGACGTCACGGTGTCCGAAGTGAGAACGTTGGCGTTGGCCTTGACACTGGGATCGGCCGCGGTCGCCGCGGCCCACCCGGTAGCGCCGATCGCGGTCCGGGCCAGGTTCGCCCACTCGGAGCTGCCGTTGGTGCTGTAGGCGATGTAGTCGGTGGCTCCAGTCGTGGGGAATCGCTGGTCGAGGGTGGACTGGCTCTCGGCGATCGTCATGCCCATGGTGTCTCCTTAAGTCAGGTAACCGCTGTTCTGCCGGGAATTACTTGGCCGCCCACCCGGTGTTTCCGGTACCAGACTCCTTGACGTAGAGGGTAGTGCCCACGCCTCCGTCGGACCGTAGGTACAGGGAGCCGACCCCGGCTGATTTCGCCCCCTCCGGTGATCCAGTCCCAGCCATGAGCCTAGGCCCAGACGCGCTGCCGATCCGCAGCAAGGGCAACCATGTGGCTGTCCCTCCCGTGAGGTCGAAATATCCCCAGTCGCGGCCGTCGATGCCCTGGAAGCGCAGAAACCGATTCGCCCGAATATAAAGGTCGTATTTGTAGATGGGGTCTGCCGCTATCTGCCCCTGTGGCTGCCAGGCCTTGTCCGCGGCGTTTCCGAAGTCCATCGACGAGATGCGCATTCCTCCGACGAACGGATTGTGCGCACCAGCCGCTACCATTCCGAGGTCCCGGAACAGCTTCATACCGAGGAACTGGGAGCACTCCGATGTCGGGTGCGTGCCGTCGTTGTTCCACCCCAGGTCGACGAGACGCTGATACGAACCGATCGGAGAGTACCCGTCCCATGACCGATGCCCGTACGCCTTGCAGACATTGTTAAGAGTCGCGTTCTGTGCGACCTGATCCGCATCGTCCACACCGGACGGAGTCGACTGCACCCCGACGATTGTCATTCCTGGGGCGCCGAGTGTTGCAGCCTCGAAGAATTCGGTCAGTCGCTGCTCGTACGTGGTGCTATCGGTGTAGTTGTTCTTTTCCTTCATCTCGAATAGGCAGAGGTCGGGAGTCTCGTTGTCGAGGAAGGAGATGAAGTTCGACCATGCCGTGCTAGTGACCGAGGTGAGGGAGATGCCGCCATTGGCGACCACCAGTGGGCTCATCCCGGGGCGGGTCGAATCGTTGTACGTGATGTAGACGATGCGGTGAGTTCCGGTCAGGTTGACGATGGTCAGAGTGTGCGTCGCCGAGGCGGTACGCACCTCCTCTCCGGATGAATGTGCGTATCGTAGTGGCGTCACCGGCACGGTGTACGGGCCAGATCCGGTTGGCCCGGAAGTGATAGTTATGGTCTCTTTCGTCGCTCCGGATCCGACCGCGAGAGACCCGTTGGTCCCGACCGAACCGACGGTCGAGACGCTCGTGGCAAGGACCGCGGCGGACGAATTGAGCGTGGTTGAGTACGCTGGAGCGATCGGGACATTGGCCACCCCGAGAGTGCCAATTTCCCCGTCGGCCGAGATGTCAGTGAATCCGGTGACGTCAACTCCATCTACCTGGATCTTAAAGCTTCCAGCGCCGGGCTCCTTGGTGTAGTAGACGCTAACGCTATCCGCAACGAAGTTGCTCGCCGTGGTGCTTGCGTAGGTTCTACTTGCCCCTGTCGAGAATTCCTGCGCCAGTCCGGTCGGCCACACATCGAACGCGTTGGTCTGCTGAGTGACGGTTCCGCTGGTGGATTGTGTAGCCACCGCGAGGGGCAATGACGTCCCGGCGCCATCGACCAGGCCACCGCCGGAGAACCCTCCGCAGACCGCGCCCCAGGCGTCGTAGGTCTGGCCCATCTTCAAGTTGGCGACGCTGTCGCCGAAGATGACGATCTTCGCTGTATCCCTACGCGCGATCGCACGGTGCACCGCCGGGACGCTGACCGGGGTCCCCGGGATGCTGGCGTAGGTAGTGTTATCTACCAGATGCTGAGCAGCGAGGGCATCGTCGATGGAGGTAATAACATCCGGACCTGTGTAAGGCAGATCTACGTAATGATCCACCCCATTGCCGATCTTCCACTTACCCGTGTCAGTGGCAATGACCAGCTCGTGATTGAGGGGCTTGAAATTCGCGGCAGCCAGCTCCGCAGCCGTCCCCGCGCTCATCCGAGTCCTGCAGGTGATCATTTACCCTCCACCACGAGATTCGAATGGCTGCCGATCCGCACGTTCATCAAACTCATTTCACACAGTGACCCAGACCCAGCTCGGAGCCGAGCTGTAGGTCAGGGTAATCGTCGATCCGGTGGGGACGAGGACCGTCCCAGCGGTGAGCCCGGTGGCAGTGCCGTCCACCGCAATCTCCGTCACGGTACCGCCGCTGACGGACACCGCAGCATCCCGGTAGAAGGGATTGGTCAGCGCTGAGGTGCTGGCCGGGACCGCGGGCGCGGTCTGCGCTCCCTTGCCCTGCTTCAAGTCGTAGACGGCGAAGGCCGCACCGGTGTCGACGTTCGACCCACTGATCACCTGGGCGTACATCGCTACCCGGAGGTATCCCTGGAACAGCTCGTCCGAGTCCGCCACGAGGTTGGAATTGATGGACTCGGTCTCCAGGTGATCGATGTCCAGGCGCACCGTGACCCCGGCTGGGTCCACCGCGGCGATCGCGTGCACGCAGTTCTCGATCGTCGCCGAGATGATATGAATCCGGTCCGCCATCGCCCCGGAGCCCTGATAGGGGACGAGAGCTGCGTAGCAGTTGATCAGGTGCAGGCTGAAGACCCGGGTGTGCTCGCTCGGCCGAAGCCCGTTGACGATTCCCTCGCAGCGGAAAAGGACAATGTCCTGCACCGCATTGTTCGTCGTGATCGGCATGCGCAGGCCGAAATACCCAAAATTGGTGAACGCCGTCGGTGTGGCCTGCGACGGCACCGGATTCGCCCCGCCCGAGGGGACGATCGCCAGCGGGAAGACCCCGGCGTCCAGCACCTCGACCTCGGCCACCCCGAAGAAGTCGAAGCCACAGCACGGCGCGTCGTAGGGAACGACGGCACTGATCCCGTCCAGGACCACCATCAGGTTGGTGAACACCGAGGTGGTTCCGTACCCATGGACAGGCCCGCCGATCAGCGCGGTCGGCCCGTAGGTGACGTCCACGGTCCCTGAGCCGTCCAGGCAGACCAGCCCGCCGCCGACCGCCTGCGGGCTCAGCTGCTGCCAGTGCGCGAGCGCGCCGGCCGAGCCGGGTCCGCGGAAGGTCAGCGTCACCTTCCTGGCGGTGGCAGCGATCAGCGGCAGCGGGACGTAGGCGTTCCCCTCGGTCGCCCCGCCGAGCGCGGGCGCGCTGGCGAAGCCGTAGAAGCCCGAGTGCAGGACTTCGGCGAAGCCCTCGTTCGCCTGGGCGTAAGCGACCGCGGCCGCGACGCAATCGTTGTACCCACTCGAGCTGTCGGAGCCGTACGCGGCGAGGCAGGTCACCGAGGCGACGGCCGGCGTGCTCATCGTGGCCTCGGTGTCGCTGACCCTCGTCAGCGTCACGTACTGCGGGGTCACGCCATCCGCCGAGCCGCAGGCCAGGACCGCCGACATCCCGGTGGTCAGGTCGGCGAATCCTCCCGAGGCGCTCAGGACGGTCGATGACGCGGCGGTCGTGACCGCGTCGTGGAGGAAGACCACGTCCGCGGCCGCGCCGTAGTCCTCGGGCCGGAACGTCCACGGGCTGCGCGGCTCGCTGGCGGCCTCCGCAGCTGCTCCAGCAGCCGCTGCTGCTCCGGCAACGTCGGCGCCCACGTCGACGTAGGTGAGCCCGTCAGCCGTGCCCTGCGCCGCGTCGGCAGCAGCCTGGGCGGCATCCGCAGCAGCCTGAGCCGTCACGACGTCGGCGGCCGCGGTATCCGCCACGAGGGCCGCGGCCTCGATGCCGTCGTTCATCGTCGTGTCACGCGCGGCGTTGTAGGACGTGGTCCCGTCGACCGCAGCAGCCGGCTTCGTGTAGGCCATGATCAGGTTCCGATCGTGAAGGGAAGCGTCTGCGGCAAGACGGAGGACGGTGCTGCTGACGAGGTCAGGCTGGTCATCCGGTTCACCGGGCGCCGAACGTCGACCGAGAAGACCCTGCTGGACCGACGCGGCTGGATGACCGAGGCCACCCAGCTGTCCACCAGCCAGAGCCCGGTCCGGCCCTTGTCCAGCCCCTCGAACTTATCGATCATCGCGAGGGTCACGCCCTGCCGGGTCACCGTCTGCAGCCGCTGCGGCAGCTGGCACGTGGAGTCGTGGCACGCGGCCTTGGCCAGCTCACAAGCCAGCAGCCCGGCGGCGATCTGCCCGCCGGCCGGCACCTCCTGGCCCCGGTCGTACGTGATCTGCCAGGTGCCGTCCTCGGTGGCCGGCAGCTCGAGGCTCTGGCAGCTCGGCCAGGTCTCCCCGTCGAGCCGGATCAGCAGGTTCCCGTCGAGCCGGTACGCCGCCGGAGCGAGCACGTCGCCGTCGATCAGCACCTCGGTAACAGCTGAGACCGGGCCCGGCAGCTCGAGACTGTTCGGCACGGCACACGTGCACGAGCCCCGGCAGCCGCAACCGCGCTGGTTGAACCACTTCCCGTCGATCAGGTACGGCCAGCTACGGCCCGGGCCGCCGATCCCTCTCGGGAACGGGCCGCCGCCGAAGAACGTGGTCCAGGACACGCAGTCGGCGCGGCACGGGCGCAGGGCCACGGAGCAGATCCCGAATTGGCGGAGCGTCCAGTTCCACAGGAACTCCGCGGCCATCCCTTCGAAGGTGGCCCTCTCCTCCTCGGACATGTCGTCCAGAGGAGCGCAGGTGGAGCACGCCGCGTAGGACACCGTCCAGGCGCAAGGACCCGTCATGTGGCCACCTTCCCACGGCGTGCTCCACCCACCTACCTCACCTTGATCAGGTGTAGATGAACCCGTCCACCAGCGTCGCGTTCCCTCCGGCCTTGACCACGGTCACATCCACCGTGCCGGTGCCGGCCGGCGAGGTGACGCTGATCTGGGTGTCAGAGTCGACCGAGAAGCTGGTGCCCGGCGTCGCGCCGAAGTTCACCGCGGTCGCACCGGTGAACCCGGCACCTGTGATCACGGTCGCGGTCCCGCCGGCCTCCACGCCGGTACCGGGCACCACGGTCGCGATGTACGGCGGCATCGGCAGCGGGTCGCAGTCCGAGGCCGGCGGTGCGAGCGTGGTCTTGATCAGGAGCAGGTGATCCAGCGCGTCCAGCGCGGTGGGCAGCGGCGCGGGGTCGCCGCCGTCGTCCTCCAGCACGTTGTACGGACCGGTGCCCCATTGATTGCCGCCCTTGGTGTAGGCGCCCGTCAGCGAGAAGGAGACCGCGTTCTCCCCGTCGACCGTGAGGTCTCCCAGGACTCCGGCCTGGACGAAGGGCAGCACGCTGTACCCGCCGGAGAAAGCCGCGCCGGTCGGGCACGCCTCGCCGCTCAGGCCGGTCCACAGCTCGAAGGCGAAAGCCTTCTCGATGGTTCCCTCGGCGACCACGAAGCCGATCAGCTCGTCGACCGTGTAGCCCTCGTAGGTCTCCGCGTTGGTCATCATCGCCAGCAGCGCGGGATTCACGCCGCAGAAGGTGATCTCAACGTTGAAGCGCTTGAAACTCGGGGAGAGCTTCTCGCTCACGCAGAGGCTGCCATCCGCCTTCTTCGTGATGATCTCTGCGCCGTCCTCGACCTGACTCGAGAGAGTCAGAGTGATGAATCCGTCCGTCGCGACCACCGAATCGGCGGTGCCTGCGGCGGGCAGATTCCCACAGCTGTCGAGATTGGTGACCCGGATCCGCTTGCCCAGGATCGGGATGAAGCACTCGTTGGCCATCGGGGGGTCCTCTCTCAGACAGCGGTCAGCGTGGCCAGCGCGGCCGCCACGCCACACGGGTCGAAGCCCAGCAGGTAGGAACGCTCAGCGACCGCGTAGAGGTCGTTCTGCGCGCGGTCGAACAGATCTCCGGAGCGATTGGAGCTGGTGAAGATCTCGCTGCGGTAGCCGAAGAGAGCCGGCGTGACGAAGGCCCACGCCGTGCTGGCGGCGGCGGCCTCCCCGGCGGGCCCGGTGCCCGGGTAGCCGGCCCCGGCCACGACCGGAGTCCCGAGCCTGGTCCGCAGCCGCCCGCCGGAGGTCTCCAGCGCTCCGAGGGTCAGGCCCACCAGCGCGGTCTCCCGCGTCACGTGGATGAGCCCCTGGCTGCCGTAGTTCGTGGCGATCCAGTCCTCCAACAGGCCCAAGGACTCGGTCACGTCGGCGCCGGCCACCGAGATGTCCGTCGTCCCGCCGTCCTCGAGGGAGGGCGTATTGCCCAGGTCGGCCGTCCAGAACGCCTGCTCGACCCGCGCCTCCTCGCGCGTGGTCAGCTGCAGCTCGGCCCGAGCCTGCGCCTGCTCCGGCGTCCAGCCCACCGGGCTGCAGGCGAAGTGCCCGTAGACCGTGAAGGGCAGGGCGCTGCCGTCGTCACCCACGGCACCGGTGGCCACCGTCACGGTCTTGGGCAGGCCGGTCGTCTGGCCGTCCTCGCACTGGGCCGGGCCGATCCCCTCGAGAGGCTCGCAGGACAGCGTCTCGAAGGTCACCCCGGTCTCCCACCGGTCCGCCCCGTTCGGGCGGAAGGTGAGCACGGAGAACAGGCCGTAGGGCAGCGGCGTGCGGGCAGCACCCGTCACCAGTGCCGCTGGGGCCACCATCGTCATCCTGAGCTCCTCTCAGATGGTGCCTGCCCCGCTCCCGGCGGGAGGAGCGGGGCGAGGCGCACAGGATCAGGCGGTGGTGGTGGCGTCCACCCCGGCGCCCGCGGCGACGTTCCCCACCAGGTCCCGCACCTCGTGCCGGGTGTGGTACGTGGTCGAGGCGTCCAGGCCGGTCGGGCTGTAGACGGCACTGGCCTGCCAGGCGGTCCAGGTCGGCGTGGCCGACTGGGCGTCCAGCGTGAACCGGTAGGGCAGGTCGTGCAGGCCGACGCCCGCGTCGCTGGCCCCGGTCACGGTCAGGGTGAAGCCGTCGCCGTCCTCAGCGCTGACCGCGCTGGTACCAGGCACCGGGTTGACCTGGTCGACGACCAAGGCCGTCCCATCGCAGCCGAGCTGGATCGGCGCGCCCGTGCCGCCGTTGGAGCAGATCGGCACGGTGATCACGCGGGAATCGATCCACCGCTTCGCGACGAGGTAGCCCTCCTCGGTGAACAGCGCGGTGAAGTTGTTCTGGCCCAGCAGCGCGCTGTCGTAGATCGTGTCGAGGGTGATCACGTCGCTGGCACCCTTGACCCAGGTGCCGGCCACGTAGAGCAGGAAGTCCACCGTCGACGGCCACTCGGTGAAGTTCGCCGCCGTGCCGGTGAGCGGCTGCCAGTCGTAGACGAACTGGGCGGCGATCCCCCGCGAGGCAAACCACATGTTGATCTGGGCGTCCGTGATCTCGACGGACTCGACCGGGGTCAGGCCCTGACGCAGCGCGATGTCCGTGCGGACCGCGCCGTGCACCCAGTACGGGAAGACCGCCTCGAGCACGGTGTTCCGGGCCAGCCGGTGGATGTACCGGTAGTGCTCGACCTGCTTCTCGATCGCGCTCAGCAGCGGAGCGAGAGTGCCGACGGTGCCGGTGGTCATGGTGACCGCGGTGCTGCCGGCGACCAGCAGATTGATCAACCGCACGGACATCTTGTGGTCGTGGGCCACGAGGGCCCCACGCGTGGTCCGGCCCAGCATCTCGGGGTAGCCGCGCTGCTGCAGCAGGCCGGCGTTGAGGCACAGGCCGGCGATCGCCAGCCGCTCCTCGTCCCACGTCGGGCACGGCACGGTGTAGCAGGGCTTGTCCCCCGCGCTGCCGGAGCCAGGGTGCAGGTGGTCGGCGTCGTCGGTCACCGCGTAGGTGCCGGCCTCGTCCTGGGCCTCGGTGTAGCTCCAGTCGGTGGCCGCGTAGATCGTCGAGTAGTCGATCCCGGTCGTCCACTGGATGCCGCCGCGGGCGATCCCGATCTCCGGCATGGAGAAGAGGCCGTCACGGCTCTCCAGCTCCAGGAAGTCGTAGAGGATCTCCGAGGGGGCGCACCAGCCACCGGCCGCGACGAGGGAGCCGCCCTGCAGCCGGGACTGGTCGACCGCCCGGGCGAAGACCTCCTCGACGTGATCAGGATCGCTGCTCTGGATCATCAGATCCTGCGGGATCGGCCGCTGGAAGACCGCGACCGAGTGCTGGGCGGCCAGGTGCTGACCGGCGCGCTGGGCGGCCCGGTACTGCCCCTCGTTGAAGCCGGCCAGCCGGCGGTCCACGATCCGGCCGATGTCCCGCCAGTTCACACCGGCTCCAGCCGCGTACCCGGTGCCGTCACCGGAGGCGAACACCAGGTCCTGCATCCGCGTCGGCGCGCTTCCCTGGCGCGGCATCACCGGACGCTGCGAGCGCACCGAGGACAGGTTCACCCGCACCTCGCGCCGCGGAGCGGGCGCGCCGGCCACGACGGCCGCGGGAGCCTGACCCTCAGGCGCTCCCTCGCCACCGCCACCACCATCGCCCTCGCCGGACTCGTCCTCGTCGTCCCCACCGTCGCCGCCCTGGTCGTCGTCTCCCGCGGCGTCGTCCTCGCGGTCGTTGATCTCCTCGGTACGGGTCTCGGTGTGCACCCGCGTGGCCAGCTCCGCGGCGGCGGCGGCGCGCTGGTCGGCGGCCTCCCGGCGCGTGGACAGCTCGCCCTGCAGCCCCTCGATCCCTTCGGTGAGCACCGAGAGAGCGGCCATGGCCTCCTCGGTCAGCCCCTCGCCGCCGTTGTACAGCGTGTCGAAGTGGCCGATCGCCTCGCTGTGCAGGGAAGCCAGCTGCTCGTCCGTGAGCGTGCTGAGATCCTCCGGGATCACGAAGTCGTCGGCGCCGGGCGCGTTCCCGCCGCTGCCGCCGCTGTCGGACTGCCGCTCGTAGTCGGTGAAGAAGGTGGTCCGCCGGAGCGCACGCGCTCTGGACTGGCTCATCAGGCCTCCTGGTCGGGTGGGATCCGCGCCAGGGCCCTGCTGCCACCTACGGTTATCGGCAGAGTAGCACCGCGTCAGAAGGCAGAGTTGAACCGAGCCGACGCGGCCTCGGGATCGATCTCCTTGCCCTCGCGCTCGACCCGCTTCAGGGCGGCCGCGAGATGAGGGTTGACGTTCTCCCTGTCAGCCATTCCTCTCGATCCTTCCCACCCGGCCGGCGCGCACCCGCGCGGCCTCGGCCTCCAGCCGGCTGCCGTAGTTCTGCCGCGGGCCGGTCGGTGGGATGAACGCGAAGGTCTGGGTCATGGACTTGGCTTCTGCCTGCTGGTCCTGGCCCGAAGTAGACGTGGTCTTCTTGGCACCCTTCCGGCAGTTGCACATGCTCAATTCCCCTCTCGCGCGATCGCCGCGTTGGCCCAGAACATCGTCTGTTCGAGGTTGGTCAACGCCAGCGACTTCTCCCGGCTCTCCGGCAGTTCCTCGTCGATGATCTGGGCCAGCTTCTTGCAGGCCCGGCGCATCGCCTCGTGCGCTCCGACCTTCAGGCCGGTGGGCGGGTGATGATCGAACCTGCGGTTCAGCTCCTCGGGCGTCATGACTCAGTCTCTCGCGGCGTGCACCCGGACGGCCAACGCGCTCGCGCGCACCCGCCGGGCCAGCTCGGCGGCCTGGGGCAGCACTCCAGCCGCACGCTGCTGCTCCTCGCGGCGCTCGCGATCGGCCAGCCGCTTGAGGTAGCGCAAGTCGTCCACCGAGAGCGCCCCGAGGGTGCCCGGCCGGCGCACCTTGCGCGGCGGGACCATCCCTGAGGCGACCAGCGACGTGATCACTCCCGAGGCGACCAGCCCGCGCGGACGTGGCACCGGGAAACCTGGCACGTTCACCGCGAGCGCGGCCACCAGCTCGAGATTGCCGCTCAGCCGCCGCCAGTCACCGCTCAGCGGCGAGGCCCGCAGCGCGCGGACCTGGTCCGGAGTGACCGAGGGGCGCAGGGCCCCGGCCACCCAGATGCCGAAGACGTCCTCCCCCGCGGCCACGTCCGCCACCACCGCACCGGTGCGCTCGTAGTGCGCGGCGGCCGCAGCGGCGCTCAGCGTCGGGCCAGCGTGCAGGGTGTCCAGAGTGACGTGCCCGACCGCCACCTCCGCGCCCTCGGCGGTCAGCACCGAGCCGGTGCGGAAGTGGGCGTAGCCCGTAACGCTGTGTGGCGGCGTCACGCACCCGGTGTGAGCGTGACTGATATGGCAAGTCCCCCAGATCGCCAGGTGGCCGAAGATCTGGCCCTCGGCTGTCACCCGCAGCGCAGTCGGCTCGTGCAGATCCGGGTCGGAGAACCACGAGACAGGAGGAGCGTCCGGTA